CCAATGTACCTCGCGAGGCGTACGTGGTCCTGAACAACATTCTGCTGGAGGAGACCTTCACAGGACTGAATGGCGTCCAGTATCGGCACGTGTACTTTGTGGCGCTGCTGTCCAAGCCCGAACTCGTGAATCTAGGCCAGAAGATGACCTACATGCAGAAGCGGGAGATTTCGGGGATTGGGTGGAAGACACTGGCAGAGTGCCGTGCCTATGTGCGGCCTCACCACGTGGAGCGCGCCAAGATGCTGGACCAACTGACGGAGATTGTGCGGACCTACGAGTCGTCGCACTGAACACGGATACCAAGGGCAGTCAGCCCTGCCGTCTGTGTGCCGAAGGCGTAGTGCGACACCTCGGCAAGGACGAGGAACCCAATTAGCCACACGACAAACGAGAACACGCCAACCCACTTGTACGCCAGCCACGCCGCGAGCACGGTCAACACCGTGTCCACGACAGCAAAGCCCATGAAGCGGTAGGCATGTGGACCTGTTCCTGGTGCTTGGAAGATGTTGGCGTACGGACACTTTCCCATTGTGCTCACACGCGAAACTTTGCGAGGTATACCGTCATGCAGTACGCAACCACGCTCAGCACGAACACCCACCACCACACCGGGAAGACGGTGGACTCCTTGTCACCCGTTCCGAACGGCCGAATCCGTCCTTCACGCCCAAAGGCAACTTGGGGCTTGAGGTACAGGAACCCCGCCATCAAAAAGAGGAAGATAGACACCATCCAGATGCGATGGTTTTTCCGTGTGATACCCTCCATTATCAAATCGTGGCGAAAAACAATGAGCTACGTCCTCCCCAACCGAAAGGCGTTTGCGGACTTTATTACTCGGACGTTTCTGAAGTACCGCAAGTCGCCCCGTGGTGCTGAGGATGCGGACGATAAGGAGGAGGACTTGTGCAAGAAGCAGTCCAATGCCCGTGAACTGCTGCACTACCAGAAGCTCATTCGGGACTATATGCTCATTGAGACGCCGTATCGTGGCATTCTGCTCTACCACGGACTCGGTTCGGGCAAGACCTGTTCGTCCATTGCTGTGGCCGAGTCGTTGCTGACGACCATGAAGGTGATTGTGATGACGCCCGCGTCGCTTCGTGCCAACTACATTGGTGAGTTGCGCAAGTGCGGCGACCCCGTGTATGCGTACGAGAATCACTGGCGCCAGCAGCAGCTGAACGAAGAGACGCGAGCCCAGGCCAAGACGATGGGCATCTCCGATGGATTCCTCGACCGCAACAACCGCTTCTTCTCTACGGTGCCCAATGAGAACCCGAACTTTGCCGACCTCCCCAAGACGGAGCAGGATGTGATTCGTGCACAGATTGAGGACATTCTCACGCAGCGGTACACGTTCATCAACTACAACGGCTTGACGCGCGCCAATGTGAAGGAACTGGTCCCCGAAGAGGGTCCGAATCCGTTCGAAGACAAGGTGGTGATTGTGGATGAGGTCCATAACTTCATCTCCCGTATCGCCGACAAGGAAGGTGTGGTCGGGCCCGTCTACCAGGCGCTGTATCACGCCAAGCGGTGCAAGATCGTGGCGCTGTCGGGCACACCCGTCATTAACCGTCCCAATGAGATTGCGTACCTGATGAACCTGCTCCGCGGACCCATTGAGCGCATCACGATTCCGTTCAAGCGCATCGAGGGTTGGGACGAGGATAAGATGACTTCCGTGTTCCGTCAACAGCCTGAAGTAGACTCCATCGAGTTCAATGCGGCCAAGAAGGTCGTGATGATCACTCGCAATCCACCGCAGTTCCGTTCCGTCTACAATGAAAAGGGCGACCGTATTGCTGTGCAGTACAAGGCCGACATGAAATGGGTCGCTGTGCCTGCCGACTGGATCAACGGCTGGAAAACCAAGGTGGAGGTGGAACTGAGTGGTGCCGAGATTGCCGTAGAACGCGTGACGACGGAGGAGTTCGAGTGCCTGCCGTCTCCGTATGGCGAGTTTGCCTCCATGTTTCTGGACGGACTGTCCATCAAGAACCCCCTGCTGTTTCAGCGCCGTATTCAAGGACTGGTCTCGTACTTCAAGGGCGCGGATGAACGCATGCTGCCCCGACGCATCGAGGACGAGAAGATGCTTGAGAAGGTTCCGATGTCCGAGGAGCAGTTCACACACTACCTGCAGGAGCGCTGGATTGAACTGAAGATGGATTCGCAAAAGGGCAAGAAGTCCATGGACGAGAACCTGGGCAGTTACCGCGTGTTGAGTCGTCTGGCCTGTAACTACGCCGTGCCCGGTGAACTTCGTGTCATGACAGGAGAGGAGAATGAAGACAAGGTTGCCGACAAGCCCGAGGTTCTGGCCAAACTGAAGGCTGATCCAGACAAGTTCCTGTCCGAAAAGGCATTGAAAGTACTGAGTCCGAAGTTCTTGAAGGTGCTGAAGAACATCCAGGAGTCACCCGACAAGAATCAGTTTGTGTATTCGCAGTACCGCGAACTGGAAGGTCTCGGAGTCTTTTCGGCTGTCTTGGAGGCCAACGGGTGGCAACCCTACAGGTTGGCAAAGCAGGGTGGACAGTGGGTGGAAGGCGAGATGGACCCTGCGAAGCCTGCGTACACGTTCTACACGGGACAGGAGTCGACGGAGGAGCGCGAGTTGTGCCGACAAATCTTCAACGGCAAGTACGAGTCCAGTTTTCCCGCGTCTCTGAAGACGAGCGTAGAGGCCCGTGGCAAGAAGCTGTTGTCTCTGCTGATGGCGTCGAGCAGTGGTGCCGAAGGAATCACCCTGGCCAATGTGCGTCACGTGCACATTCTGGAGCCGCACTGGACCCCTGCGCGCCACGACCAGGTCATTGGTCGCGCGATTCGCATCTGCTCTCACGCAATGCTCCCCGTAGAGGAGAGGACAGTGCGTATTAGCTTTTACGTCTCGGTGTTCACGGACAAGCAGGCCAAGTCCAATGAGTTCCCGAACATTACGCCGATTCGTCGTGCCGATACGGCCATGAAGCGGTATGAGGGAGGTGGCCCTGTGGAGACGTTCATGTCAGCCGATGAGTACCTGTACGAAATCTCCTTCGAGAAGAACCAGGTCAATCAGAAGATTGGGACTCTGTTGAAGCAGGCTGCAGTGGACTGCGAGATTCACCGCAAGTTGCACGCCCGTGAGAAACCGGTGATTTCGTGCATGCGCTTTGACAGCACCATTACGGGAGAGGACTTGGCGTTCAAGTCGTCTATCAAGGCAGAGGACCTGGACTCGACGTACCTGCGGAACATGGAACGCAAGCAGCGGCGATTGCAGCGTGTCGTCATCAAGGGTATTTTGTTTCTCATTGACCCATTAACTGCCGAGGTCTTTGACGGTGTGGCGTTCGACGACAACCACCGTTTGATTCCCGTGGGCCGCAAGATTTCCGACACTCAGATCCGCTGGGTGTTGGAGGGTAGGCCGACGTATGAGGCCGTGTGAAGATCCTCCAGCCATCCGTCGCAGATCCGCGTCCAGCTCTTGAACGGAAACGTCCGAATCGCTGCCTTGCGCGTATCCAGTGCCTTGACCATCTCGTCCATCTTCAACGCAACCTCGTCGGGGTCAAAGGTCGGAGCCGAGAATCCGAGGGGCATGGACCCTGCAAAGTACTGGGTGCCCGATGGCGGAATGAATGCGGCCACGTCCTCTGTGAGGAACGACCGGTAACTACCCACGTCCGTCACCACCTGGGGTGCGCCCGTGTACAGATGCTCGAGCTGGCACAGACCAAATCCCTCGCCGTCCGATGTGTTGATACCAATGTCCGTCATGTTGTAGAGTTCGTTGATCTGCGCGTCCGACAGCGTATTCGGAGGCGCAGTGTCCACAATCATGAGGCGGTTGGCGAGCGCCTCGGGAACCAGACCTGCCCGCTTCAGTTCCGTAATGTAGATGCGCTGGAGATCGTAGAACGCGCCGTGCTGCGGGTTCATGGCCGTAACCACCATCAGGTACACGGGGTCCTCGGTGAAGGTCAGCAACTTCACGAAGCCCATGATCATGGTATCCAGACGCTTGCGCTGGCTGTTGCGGTTCGCATTGAGAAAGACCACGGCATCCGTAGGAATCTTTAGGTTGCGACGGAGGGCCAGACGCTGGTCGCGCGGCATGCACGTGAACTCGGTAGCGTCGATACCGTGCTCAATAACACTCGGTGGCGCAGTTCCAGGCGAATACGACGCATACGTGTCTGCCCACGACTGCGTAAAGCAGTAGATGCGGTCGGCATTCTTGTTCATGGTGTCGACCAGCGGCTGCGCGATTCCCTGGTAGACCTGGTCCACATAGAGCCACAACTTGAAGGTCGCGGTTGACTTGTCGTACTTCATCGCCTCGATGAACTTGCAGATGATGAGTGGGTCATTGTAGATCATGACCACGTCGGGGCGGACCATGTCTACGTACTCGGCAATCTTGTTGAATCCGAACCCCTCCTCGCGCGGGTCCTCGTTGGACGCTGCGTCGTATCCCACGACCCCGTCGGGGAGTTTGCGGACGTTCTTGCGATCGGGATGACGCTGGAACCCAAAGTGAAAGGTCTTCACCTTCGGGGCCAGCGACGCTACCTGACGAAGAAGGTTGTAGGCGACCTTGGCGTAGCCAGTGGTCTGATCAACGTGAGTACTGACGAGAACGAAGCGCATTGTGTAATTCTCTCCGCTCTGTATAAATAGAATGCAGGTCAACTCTGCGCAGGATTACCTGACGCGTCACAAGCGCAACATCATCGCCAAGACCTACACGGCCGACCCGCCCGCGGGCAAGAACAAGATTCCGTCTACGTACCTCAGTCTGAAGGCGAATGCCGCGGCACGGTACCACCTCAATGTGGCTGCAGCATGTCGTGGAAACCAGACGTGCTCGCAGTTGGGCGAGACCACTACGTCCTACTGCTGTTCGCAGTCTGGCGCGGTTCTCTATTAAACAATGATGTTCCGTAACTACAAATGCCCGGCGCGCTCCTTCAGTTGGTGGGCGTGGGGGCTCAGAACGAGTTGGTCAATGGCAACCCGTCCATGACCCACTTTCGCAGCACCTACAAACGCCACACGAACTTTGCCATGGAGCATATTCGTGTGGACTTTTCGAGTTCCAACCTCAACTTTGACGTGGCGCAGACTCGCAAGCTCTCGGCTCGCATCGACCGCTACGCACAGCTACTGAACGACTGCTACGTAGTCCTGACGCTTCCAGACATTTGGTCTCCGCTGGTTCCTCTGACGGTGGCGCCACCCAAGGGATACGACCCGCGTTGCACAGCGGTTGGGTACGAGTTCCAGTGGATTCCCAATGTCGGATACAATCTCATCGACCGAATCGAACTCACCATGAACGGACAGACCATTCAGACGATTCCTGGCGAGTGGCTGAAGCTGTACTCGTACTTGACGTTTGACGGCACGAAGCGCCTGACAGTGAACCAGATGGTAGGCAACGTGCCTGAGATCTACGACCCTGCGAATGCATTTGACCGCCATGGACAGTACCCGCACTCGGTGTCCTACGCTTCTCCTGCCTACGACTCGACTGGAAACCTGATTTTCCCGGGCGCTACCATTCCCGAACCGTCCATTCGTTCACGTCAGCTGGTTGTGCCTCTTCACTTCTGGTTCTGCGAATCTGCAGGGTCTGCATTGCCGCTGGTGTCTCTCCAAAACACGGAGGTCTATATCAACGTCACGCTTCGTCCTCTGAACTACTTGTACACGGTGATTGACGTTGTGCCCACGTCTCCTACGTTTGGACAGCGTATTCGTCCCACGGGGTCGTATCCCTTGAACCTGTTTCTGACACCGACTCTGCCGAATGGAAGCCCTACGAATGCGGGTGTCGCAAACTTCAATCCCGATCCGTACCTGGAGTGCAACTTCTTCTACCTCACCGAGACGGAAATGGCCCAGTTGGCCACGGCAGACCAGAGTTACATGTTCAAGGAAGTCAGTTTCGTGGGCGCAGAGGGGCAGTACGGGCCCAATACCGACCTACTGCTTCCGATGCGAAACTTGGTGACGCGTGTCACGTGGGTTGCCTCTCGTTCCGACAGTATCGCGGCGAATGCGTGGGACAATTACACCAACTGGTCAGACCCGAAGCGCGCACCGTGGAGTGCCAATACGTCCGATGTGGCGACGAGTCTGTATGCGTCGGGACAGCAGCAGGTGACGTCCGTGTTCCCCAGGGACATTGTGGTTGACGGCACCCTCCTGTTTGACGGCAACGAGCGTCTCCAGGTCAAGCCGTCCGAGTACTACTCACTGCTCGAGACCTACCGCTTTGCAAGTGGCGTGACCCCCGAGAAGCTTCCAGGTGTCTACATGTACTCGTTTGCCCTGAACAATAACGAGTACCAACCGTCGGGGGCTGCGAACGGAAGCAAGGTCAACAAGGCCTTGTTGCGCCTGACGCTGCAGCAGCCGCTACCTGCTACCAATCAGACCTTTCAGTTTGCGGGCGTAGGCAGCATCACGGGAACCACATTGACCTTGACGTCAGGTGGACCATTCGTCGTGGGTGCGACTCTGTCAGGTACGGGTGTGACTCCGGGCACCACCATTACCGCGGTGAATGGTTCGACATACACGGTGACTCCTTCGCAGACGGTTCCTGCTGGAACTGTGATTACAGAGACGATTCCTGCCGTGACCACGACTACGGTGTGCGTCCTGAAGTCAACGGCATTGAGCACGAATCCAACGGTCATTCCTCCCGGGCAGCTTTCCCTGTATACACCCGATCAGGTCTTGACCATCGTGCAAAACACGAACAATGCGACGGTGGTCTTCGCGTACACCTACACCGTGAATGCTTACGTCGAATCGTATAACTACTTGCGTGTCGTGAGCGGTCTTGCCAATCTTGTGTTTGCTTCTTAACAATATGAGCAACCCTCCTCCCGTCAAGGTAAGCCCTCGGCCGACGGGTCGTGACGTCGATGAGGTCAATCTCCCTACTCCCCAGCTTCCCAGCTATTCGGCTCCGACCACGCCGACGTATTCGTTTCCGTCTTCCGATACTCGGAGCCTTCGTATCACCAAGGCAACGTTCAAGTACGGCAATCAGGAGGTAGACTGTGTGGGCTACATTAAGCCGCACATCTCCTACGGCTACGTTGAATATCCAGTCAAGTCCTTGTTCGCCGACCTCAAGGATGCCAATGTCATTCATACGAACATCGACAATGGGGACGCACTGAAACTGGTTCCTCCAAAGGTATCCATTGAATACTACGACCCCGACGGCTTCCACAGGGCCGAGTTCGTAATGGAAGACATTATCATCCTCGGAAAACTGACAGCGTGGGGGTTGTTCATGAAGAAGCCTGGCGAACTCAGTTGGCAGGCAGCCCTGGCTGCAGGGAAGATACAGTTTTGGCTCGCCGTTGCCGTGTTCTGGGTCCTGATGATTGTTTGGGCCTACAAGATGTGGACACACATGTCAGACATGGGGCTGTCGTTCACAAATGCAACCCAAGAGAACTTCGGCGACTACGGGATGATCTTCGCGCGAGCCGCTGGAGTTATCGCACCCTTCGGGGCGACTCGATACGTCATGGCCTTTATTGCGGCACTGGCTCCCGTGTGGTCGTTTTGCATGCAGTTTGCCATGTGGTACTTTGTGGATAGCCAACTGAAACGTCGACTTGAACCCGGACCGCCCATATCACTGCCCAATATGCCGTCCATGGGCCCGTCGTCTGCAGGATCGGCGCCGAAGGTTTCGGATGCCCAACTGGACGCGGGAATCGCCGCCGCCCGCGAGCAGCCTGGTGCCATTGGCGCGGCCGCACGATTTCTACCCAAATCGGTAATTAGCAGCTTTGTACCAAAAGGTTAATTCGCGTCATGGTATAATGCTTGACGGTATCTGGTTCGCAGCAGGCGCCACGTTCGGTCTGTTGTTGTCGTCCATCGTGATTCCGCCGCGTCGCACAGTGTCCAAGGTCCCTGACCCGATGGACGGGAAGATCGTGTACCACACGGACACGGGGTGTGTCCATGTCGAAGCCACTGAAGTTCCGTGCACGTCCGAGACGGACTCGTTCAATCTTTTGGCCTCGCTTAAGAAGTAAGGGGATGCTCAATATCACCGCCGCGATTGAACGAGCCAAACCATTCTTTTCCTTTGTCATTGGACTGGGCCTGGCAGCACTCTTGTTCCATCGCGACTATGTGACCCAATATACGCTTGCTCTGCCTCTGGACGATGTGCGTAGCAAGACGAACCGGGTGGACGGCAAGTGCTATCGGTACCGCGTGGAAGATGCGGTCTGCGAAAAGATGCCTTCAGTATAAACAATGGATAGCGACTCGACCTCCTTGGATGCCCTGCTTCCTTCGCCGCAAGGCAACCAGTCTGCACCGCCGCTGATTCCGATGCCGTCGACGGAGCAGACGACGCAGGGCTCGATGATTCCGTCCTTCAAGCCGACCATGCCTCAGATGGGCTTCATGTTCCGCAACTTGAAGTTGTACTTCTGCTTCTTCGTGGCCGCTGCCGTCATTTCTCTGTCTACGCCGCGCAACATGCTGCTGCAGTATCTCCCGTCCATGTACACGAGTGGCGGAGTCGTGTCGTGGCAAGGTGCGGGTGTTCTCGGTGGCGCCGCGGTGGTCATTGCGCATCTGCTGTCCGTGTTCCTCGGTAGTCTGGGGATTTAAGAGACTCGGGGGTGAATAAGCAATGGACAACGTCGCATGGGTGTATCCCAACATATGCCTCGGCGCGGGTGCGTCGCTGACCTCGTTCTTTGTCAATTCCAATCGCGTGACCCACGTTATCAACTGTGCGTACGCCGAGAACTCTCCTGCCTGGTTTCGTCGGTCGTACCCTAGTCGCTACGCGCAGCTGGACGCCCACGACTCCGTGGAGGTCAAGATCCTTGACTGGTACCCTGCATTTGAAACCGCCATGCGCAGTTTCCTTCGCGCACCCAATTCAGTGGTCTTTGTCCACTGTGCAGCGGGCATCAACCGCTCGGCGTTCCTCCTGCTGTACTTTATGTGTAAGAACTTCGGGCTTGACTTTCCTACGTTGCTCGCTGCGGTTCGCAAGCAGCGCCCACAGATTTGCCAGAACCCCGCCTTCATGGCTGAAGTGACGAATGCACTGAAGAACCCATCTACATAGACAACAACAATAGACACCATGGATGTGTTCAAGGTGAGGCGGATACGGGAAACGGGATCGGCGTCCATCGGGACGCTCGATTCGGTTCACCAGGACATTGTTCAGGGACTGCGGGAAACCCAGTCAAAGGCAGAGACGGAGGCGGAATTGACTGGGTTGCGAGAGAAGATTGCTGGAGTCCAGGGGTCAAATGAGATTGGTGACGTCATTCAGTTGTCGCAGTGGGAGGCACGCGTCAAGGAGTTGGCACACGAGGCAGTGCAGGCTGATCCAGTGCAGGAGTACTACCTGAAGAATATGGACATTCTGATGGGGTACTACAACCGCGATTCAGGAGGCACGTCGGCCACCACCGTTGCGCCCAAGGACGCCCACACGTTCCTGAAGTTCTTTGCCACTGCGCCCAGCACGGACACCGGGTCTACGCGCAAGCAGATGTTTGATGAGTACGTGGCCCGCATGAAGCTGGGGAATGTTCCCGAGATGACGCAGATGCAGACGGAACACTGCAACCAGTGCAATGTGGCCCGAGAGGAAATCAGTTCCGAAGGAATCTTGGTCTGCCCAAAGTGTGGGTCGGAAGAGTACTCGCTGGTGGTGTCGGACTTTCAGTCGTTCCGCGACCCGCCTAAGGAGCGGAACAATTACGCGTACAAGAAAATCAACCACCTCAATGAGATCCTCAACCAGTTTCAGGCCAAGGAGTCCACCATGATTCCCGAGGAGGTGATGAACGAGGTGGTCTTGGAGATCCGTAAACGTCGCATCGACAATATTGCCGACCTGACGGAGAAGGAGATCCGCGAGATTCTGAAGAAGCTGGGGCGGTCCAAGTACTACGAACATGCGGCCCACATCCTGAGTCGTTTGAACGGCAATCCACCGCCCACCATCACGCCCGAGATTGAGGAGAAGATCCGCGCCATGTTCCAGGAGATTCAGGCGCCGTTCCTGCTGTACTGTCCGAACGACCGCACGAACTTCCTGTCGTACTCGTACATCCTGTACAAGTTCTTTGAGCTACTAGACCTAGACGAGTACAAGGTCTACTTTCCGCTGCTCAAGTCGCGGGACCGTCTGATTGCACACGACCACATCTGGCAGAAGATATGCGACTACCTCCACTGGGAGTTTATTCGCAGCGTGTAAATAAAGATGGGGGATTCGAATACGTCCTCAAAGGCACTTGGGGAGGCCGTGATGGGACTACAGCGCCAACTTGAAATATTGGCGAACCGCAGGCCCGCCCCTCAAGACTCAGACGATGCTAAGAAGGCGTGGAGCGCCGAGCTAGACGTCCTACTGCCAAAGCTGCGGGCGGCCGAGGAAGCATACGTTCAATCGTTGAGGGCGTCCGCCCCCACACGCGGTGGTCGCAGGACCCGCAAGC